AATATGTATATAGGTAAAGATAAGAGGTAAAACCGTGCCTGTAAATGTAGAACTAGACGACTCTGGGAAGCACATCGTGATTCTTGCTGAGTGGCGTCTAAAAGAACTCTGTAAGAGTATTCCTGGAGCCTCGTGGTCTGCTAAAGAGCAGATTTGGCGTATCCCAACTTCATGGGCTGGTTGTCTAGCTCTCCGCTCGACTTTTAAAACTGAGCTAGAACTTGGACCAAAGCTGAAAGCTTGGGCTGCTCAAGAAAAAACTAAGCGTGTAGACCCGTCCAATGCTCTACGTGAGCTGGAGGTATCTGATGCCGGGGATGAAGATTTATTTCCTCACCAGCGTGCTGGTGTTGATTTCCTAGCTACTGCTCGTCGTGCGCTACTAGCCGATGAGCCTGGACTAGGTAAGACTGCTCAGGCAATTCGCTCGCTAAAGCGTCTGCATGATACTGGTGAAGATGTATTTCCAGCTCTCATTGTTTGCCCTAATACACTAAAAAATAACTGGAAGCGTGAGTTTGAAAAGTGGTGGCCTGGAGTTGATGTTCAGGTTATTAAGGGTTCTTCTGCTCAGCGTAAAGCTCAGTTTGAGCACGAGGCTAATATCTACATTATTAACTGGGAATCTCTACGTAGCCACTCTCGCCTTTCTTCTTATGGTTCGATTGCACTGGCTCGTTGTATTTCTTGTGGCGGTCATGACAGTGGCGTAACTCCAGCTCGCTGTGAAGTACACCCTCGTGAGCTAAATGCTATTGATTTTAAAGCTGTTGTAGCCGACGAGATGCACCGCTCGAAAGATCCTAAGTCTAAACAGAGCCGTGCACTTTGGGCTGCTACCGGAGATGCTGACATTCGTTTTGCGATGACTGGTACTCCTATTGCTAATAACGTTCTTGACCTCTGGGCAATTTTGCACTGGATTTCTCCAGAAGAATGGCCTAGTAAGACTAAGTGGATTGATCGCATGGTTGATACCATGATTAACGCCTTTGGTGGAATGATGGTTATTGGTGTTAAGCCTCATATGTCTGAGGAGTTCTACGCTGCAATTAATCCGCGTATGCGTCGTATGTTGAAGCAGAGGGTTCTTCCTTGGCTTCCTGAAGTAATTACAGACCGTCGTGATGTCGAGATGGGTGCAAAACAAGCTAAAGCTTATAAGCAGATGCGCGAGCACATGATTGCTGAGATTGAAGGCGGAGAAGCTGTAGTTGCACCTAACCCGCTTACTCAGACGTTGCGTCTACTTCAGTTTGCAAGCTCTTATTCTGAAATTTCTGTAGATGATTCTGGTGCAGAAAAGATTCTTTTGTCGGACCCATCCTGTAAGGTTGATGCTCTGATGGATGATATTAAGAGTGGCGACTTTGGAGATGACTCTGTAGCGGTATGTGCAGTATCTCGCCAGCTAATCGAGTTGCTGAGTGCTCGCTTGACTAAGGAGGATATTCCTCATGGTCTAATTACCGGTGCTCAGGATGGGGACCAGCGTCAACAAGCAATTGATGATTTCCAGTCTGGTAAAACTAAGTGGATTCTTTTCACTGCTCAGGCTGGCGGTGTCGGTGTCACCTTGACAACGGCTCGTCGTCTTGTTATGCTTCAAAGGCCATGGTCTTTAGTTGACTACAAGCAGGCTCTTGACCGTGTGCACCGTATCGGTTCCGAAATTCACGACTCGGTTATTATTACTGACTACGTGACCGAGGGGACTATCGAAGAGCGTGTTATTCAAGCTCTAGATACCAAGGCAGATAACTTTGAGCAGATTGTTCGTGACAAAGCTAAGTTGCTAGAAATGCTAAAAGATGATAAGGTAAAAGCATAATGACAGAAAAGACACCGATTAGGATCTCTAACTCAGAGATTCAAACATTTAAAGATTGCCGTCGCCGTTGGTGGTTCACTTACTACCGTCGTCTACAGCCAAAGGTTCAGAACTACACCGGAGCTTTGGCACTTGGTTCACGTATTCACGAGGCTCTAGATCAGTACTACACCTCTAACATGGATCGTGACCTGCTAGAGATTCATTCTCAGCTGGTAGCTGCGGATATGAAGACTCTCAATGACCAATACCGTGACACCACTGACCTTGAGACTGAGGCAGAACTCGGGCGTGTCATGCTTGAGGGTTACTTAGAGTGGGTTGAGCTTGAAGGTATCGATGCTGAGATTGATATGATCTCTACTGAAGAAATTATTGAGCGTCCAATGCTCGATGGAAAAGTTACCCTACAGGGTAAAATTGACATGCGTGTTCGTCGTAAGATTGATGGCGTTCGTATGTTCCGTGACTTCAAAACTGTTGGTGGCTCGTTTGCCGACTTTGGCTCCACTGCTCATATGAATGAACAGGTTCTTACCTATATGGTTCTTGAGGAAGCTCAGAACAAAGAGGGAGAACGTTCAGAGGGTGGTATCTTTACAATGCTCCGTAAGGTTAAGCGTGGAGCATATGCTAAGCCACCTTTCTACGGACAGATTGAGGTCCGTCACAATAAGTTTGCACTACGCTCGTTCTACCAGCGCCTAGAGGGTGTACTGGAAGACATTATGCGGGTACGCGAAGGATTAGATGCAGGTGAGAGCCACTACAAGCTCACCTACCCTAAGCCTTCTCGTGACTGCAAGTGGAAGTGCCAATTCTTCGCTATTTGCCCGCTAGTTGACGATGGTTCGGCAGCTGAAGCAGCGATTAGCGATGCGTTTGAGTCAAAAGACCCATACGGATATTATGGAATCACCGAAGAGAAGAAAGGAAATGAGTAAGTATGTCTGAAGTTGATCGCAGTTTAACATTGATGGTTTATGGCGAATCTAAAGTCGGTAAGTCTACATTTGCCGTCACAGCTCCTTACCCACGCCTAATGCTCGATGTTGAGGGTGGACACCGTTTCCTCCCAATCAATGTCAAGTACTGGGATCCAATTCGTGAAGAGCCGCCTCAGGCGGACGGTACCTGGGACACAGTTGTTGTCCAGGTTCGCGATTATGACGTTGTTATGAAGGCATTTCAGTGGCTTCAGAGCGGCAAGCACCAGTTCAAGAGCTTGATTATTGACTCCATCTCGGAGCTCCAAGTCAAGTGCATGGACAACATCGCTGGTACAGAGCAGATGAAGATGCAGCAGTGGGGCGAACTACTTCGCCACATGGGTGCACTACTTCGTGATCTTCGTGACCTAACGATGCACCCGACCCAGCCTCTAGAGGCTGTTGTTCTGACTGCAATGGCACGTAAGGGTCAGGATGGCGTATACCGTCCTTACCTACAAGGTCAGCTTGCAATTCAGGCACCATACTTCTATGATGTTCTTGGGGCAATCACAGTGGAGCAGGTTCCAAACCCTGATCCAATGCAGCCACCATACAAGGTGCGGCGTATGTACGTTGAACGCACGCCTGAGTGGGAAGCTGGAGAGCGTGTTCAAGGACGTCTTGGAAAAGTTGTAGAGCAGGGCGATCTAGGAGTAGAACGCATGCTAGACATGGTCTTCGGAGAGAAGACTGTAAAAACCACAAAGAAAACAAACTAGGAGATACTGAACTATGAGTTCACTTAACTGGGCAGATATTATGAAGGATGCTGGCGATACCAGCAACTTCGAGCCATTGCCCGATGGCGACTACGAGCTAAAGGTTATCGAATCTAAGGCTACCAACACTCAGACTGGCAAGACCATGTTTAAGATCACTACCGAAGTTCAGGGTGGTCCTTTTGCTAAGCGTCGCGTCTGGGATAACCTCACGGTATCTCCTGAGAACCCTAAGGCAATCACCATGTTCCTTGTGAAGATGACTGCTCTTGGACTCCCTCGCGAGTACTTTGACCAGAACCCAACCAATGCTCAGATTGAGCAGGCTCTTCTCGGTCGTACTTTCCGTGGAACTCTTGGCAAGCGTACCTACAACGGTAACGTAAGCAACGAAATCAAGAACTACCACCGCGTTGCAACTGCTACTCCTACCGTAGCTGCTGCTCAGCCTGCAACTCCTTTCGAGATGCCAGCACCAGCACCAGCCCCTGTAGCTGCAGCTCCGGCTCCAGCACCTGCTCCAGCTCCGGCTCCAGCACCTGCTGCTCCAATCACTAGCTCTGACGAGCCGTTCTAAATAACAATAAACAGTACGAGGGGCATCACTATTTGTGGTGCCCCTCTACTTTTTTGAAAGGTACTTATGAAGTTCCTACTTACTGGAATGACTTCTAAGCATTCATCTAGTTCTATTCACCTAAATAATCTAAGTTTTTTTGGAAATCTAGAACTAGCTCTTAAAGACTCATTTCCTGATGCGACAATAGTTTGGTCTCAGCCAAGCGTGCTATGGGAGAAAAATGATCTAGAGCAATATGACAGGGTTTTTGTTGGTGTAGTTCCACCTACTGCAATCAGTGCTAACCACATCTATGGTGCAC